TTCAAGGACATCGCCGAGACGAGCCCGCTCGACCTGTCCACGGTCCGCTACATCATCAACAACGACCCGGCCACGATCAGCGCCCGCACCGCGAACAGCATGAACATCGCTTACCACGCACTCGCTGGCCACCCCGGAACGTCCGTGCGCTCGCTGCGGCGGGCACGGCTCGAAGGATGGGCGCCGCCCGCCGCTTGGGACGACGAGACCATCGACGACCCGAACGGCGCACCGGACTTCGGCGACAGCGTCCTCAATTTCCACGAGCGTGCCGCCCTCCGCCGCGAGGAAATCATCCACTTCGCGTGGCACGGCGACACCCCCGAGCAGATCTTCAACCGCCTCAACGAAGAGGTGTCGATCTCCACGGTCCGCGCCGTCATCCACGAGTGGCGCACCGGACAGAAGCGGAAGCGGCCCCAACAGAAGCAGGTGGCCGCATGACACTCCGCATCGCCTCCCTCTTCACCGGCACAGGCGCCCTCGACCTGGCCGTCATGGACATCTACGACGCCGACGTGGCCTGGCACTCGCAGTACGAGCCGCCAGACAAGAACGGCAAAGAAGACACCAACCAGTACGCGGCGAAGATCCTCGCCCGTCACTGGCCGGATGTCCCGAACCTCGGCGACATCACCAAGATCGACTGGCAGGCCGTCCTCGACGAGCACGGCCCCATCGACATCCTCACAGGCGGCTTCCCCTGCCAAGACGTCTCCTCGGCAGGCAAGCGCGTCGGCCTCAACCCCGACTCCCGCTCCGGACTTTGGACGCACATGGCCCGCGCCATCGCCGTCCTCCAACCCCGATTGGTGATCGCCGAAAATGTCGAAGGGCTCCTCTCGGCGCCAGCCGCAAGTGACATGGAACGCTGCCCGCACTGCATGGGAGACGGACACACTCAGCCTCCACTGCGGGCATGCGGAGCCGTTCTTGGCGACCTGGCCACCCTCGGGTTCGATGCGGAATGGGGTCGCTTCGGAGCGAACGAAGTCGGCGCCCCTCACCGCCGGCGACGCATCATCATCCGCGCCTGGCCGGCTCATGCCGACGCCTACGGCGGCGAATCCGAACGATGGGGAGTCGCTGGAGTCTTGGGAGGCCCGACGCCAACGAAACCTGGCGAAGGGGATCAACGGGAATGGGCAGGGCACGCCGCTGGGGATCGCGGTGAAGCTGCTGCCGACGCCACGCACCTCGGACACGACGGGCCCGGGGGCACACGGGGACGGCGGCCTGGATCTGCGGACCGCGGTGTCTTTGCTGCCTACGCCGAGGGCAACCCGGGGCGGGGCGGCGACCGAAACGATGTACGAGTTGGGGGCGGAGCGGATCGACGAGAGTCGACCGCAGGGCGAGGTGAAACTGCTACCGACTCCCGCCGCCTCGTTCCCGGGGACGACAGCGAACTTCCGGCCGGACGGGACGCCGTACAGCGAGGGCTACGGGATGACGCTCCTCGATGCGGTGCGACTTCTACCGACGCCAGCAGCAGCCGACAGCGAGCGCACGTCCTTGAGCTACGGCCGGGGCAACCCGACCTTGACTGGGGCGATTACGAACCCGCCATCCGGCGCTGGGAAGCCGTTCTCGGACGACGAGCCCCCTGGCCCACTGACGCTCTGGGACGACTGAGCCCCGCCTTCACCGAATGGCTCATGGGCCTCCCCGACGGATGGGTCACCGACACCCCAGGACTCACCCGCGCCGCCATGCTCCGCGCCCTCGGCAACGGCGTCGTCCGACAACAAGCCGCCCACGCCCTACGGATCCTCCACGCCCGCGCCGTCGAGGACCACCAAGCAGCCGCGTGACCGGCCGCCACGCCGGGACCTGAACCAGCCGCACGACAAAGGCCCCGCATGGGCGGGGCCTGGGAGGGAGCGAGATGAGGTCAGTCGTCGGAAGTGGCTTTCTCGACCAGGACGCGCTTCTCGTCGAGGGCCTCAAGGGCGCGCTCGTAGAAGTCCATGCCGACCAGGACGGCGACGCGCTTGCCGCGGGATGTCAGCACGGTCGTCTCGTCGAAGTAGCGGGCCTTCTCGATCGCCTCTGCGAGGGAGTTGCGGAAGTCCGCGATCTTCTCCTGGTTCTCCTTCTTCGTCGCGCTCATGTCGGCAGTGTACCTCACGATCATGATGTACTTAAGCGCGATGAGCGCTATGATGTACATGAGCTTGCGAACCATCGGACCAAATGGCCCTCAAATCACACGGGCCCAATTCGTCGCGCGCAGCCGAAATCGCACCTCCAGGACGAGGAACAAATGGCCGTCTCGAAACGCAGCCACCTGCCGAACCGCGAGCCGGTCGGAGGAGGGATCTGATGCCCTGGGTCAAGCTCGACGACCGCTTCCCCTCGCACCGCAAGGTCGCGCTGCTCTCCGACCGTGCCTTCAGGCTGCACGTATCGGCAATCTGCTGGTGCGCAGAGAACCTCACCGACGGCCGGATCGGCGACAAGGAGCTGGCGCTCGTTGCGCACATCCGCGGGATCAAGGCCACCGCGAAGGAGTTGGAGAAGGCCGGCGCCTGGGATCGCACAGACGACGGCTGGGTGATCCACAACTACCTGGACTACAACCCGTCGCGCGAACAAGTACTCCTCGACCGGAAGAAGAACGCCGAGCGGCAGGAGCGGTTTCGGCAGCGGAAGAACGGCAAGCCGACGCCCCCGAAACCGGTGGGACGTAACGGCGCTAGTAACGGCGTTACGGGCGACGCTGAAACGCGCGGAAACGACACGACGGCGACACGACGGCGACACGACGGCGACACGACGGCGCCTTCAAACGAGGCCGTTCCGAACGAAGAAGCCAAGGTCGTAGAGCTTCGTAACGGCGTTACTAACGGCGCCCCGGCCCGGCCCGTACCCGTAGTACCTACTTACGTAGGTACTACTGCTGGCAAGGCAGAGCGGGCGAACGGGGTCCCCGACGCACTCGAACCGCTCGCCGCAGCGCTGGCAGCAGCAGGACTCGGCGCAGTCGCCTGGAACGTCAAGAGGTTCACCGACTGGGAGCGCATCCGCATCCAGGTCGACCGCCTCGGCACCGACCTCATGGTCCGCTCCGCCGTCAACGCCGCAGAACTCCGCGGCGAACCCGACAGCGTCACCGCCTGGATCGGCCGCTGGGAATCGCTGCACCCCGAAGGCAAAGGCCGCCCCGCCCTACGTGCCGTCTCGGGCGGATGGACCGGACCCAACCGCCCGCACTCCGCCACTGGCGCATCCGCCCCTCAGCCCACGACTGAGGACTACGAGAACGCGAGCCCCTTCTGATGCCCAATGCCGCCGACCGGCGCGCCCGCTACGACGCCGAGCGCGCCGCAGCCCGCGCCGAAATTCGCAACCAGACCCTCGACCGCTACCTCGCCCGCCGACCCAAGGCCTTCGACGAAGAAGGGCCCGTCCGCTCTGAAGTCGACACCTGGATCGACGACTTCATTGCCGGCTCCCACGCCTCGCTGCTGCTGCTCGGAAAACCCGGCACCGGCAAGACCTGGCACCTGTGGAGAATCGGCGAACTGCTCATCCGCCGCGGCTGGTTCGGCAGCTACTACCTCGTCAGCGACTTCGAGTTCAAGGCCGCCGCCGACCGGCCCGTCGACCGCGAAAAGCTCAAGACGTGGAGCGAAGTGCCGCTCCTCGCCCTCGACGACTTCGGCGCCACCCAGCTGTACCCGTGGACCGTCGACGCCATCGCCCAACTGATCGACGCCCGCTGGCAGAACCAGCTTCCGACGCTGATCTCCACCAACCTGCCGACGCTCGAACCGCTCGGCCCCCGCACCCAGTCCCGCTTCGCCGACGGCGGCTCCACCTTCGTGCCGTTCACCGGCGCCGACTTCAGGAAGAGCGCATGAACGACTTCGACGAGCCGCCCACCGATGACGAGCAGCTGCCCCCGTTCGACATCCCTGCCGAGCGTGCAGTCCTCTGCGCAATGATCAGCTCCAACAATGCGATCGACGAAGCCGTCGAGGTCGTCGAGCCCGAGCACTTCTACCGGCCACAGCACGAGACGATCTACCGCGCCCTCGTCGAGCTCCACACCGAAGGCGCAGCGCACGACCCGATCTCGCTGAGCGCCCGCCTCGAGAAGGCAGGCGACCTCGAGCGGTGCGGTGGCCGGGCCTACATCTTCGATCTCCTCAACGGCTACCAGGGTGTCGGCAGCGTCCGCGAACACGCCGAGATCGTTCGCGAGAAGGCCATCCTCCGGAAAATCCTCGTCGCCAGCATCGGCATGACGCAGAGCGTCCACGATCGCCAGCACAGCCCCGACGAAATCCTCCAGGGCACCTACGACGTCCTCGAGGGCCTGTCCGCGCTCACCGAGTCCGGAGACGCCGACCTGTCCATCGGCGTCGACATCATGGACACCGTCGCCGAGGTCATCGACATCCGCGAGAACGGTCCGAAGGCAGGCCTCGACACCGGCTTCACCGACTTCGACGCCCTCACCGGCGGCCTCCAAGCCGGACAGTTCGTGATCATCGCGGCCCGTCCCGCCATGGGTAAATCCGTGCTCGCCGGCGACTTCGCCCGCTACGCCGCCATCCGCAACGACATCCCCACCGTGTTCTTCAGCCTCGAAATGGGCCGCCGCGAACTCGAGAAGCGATTCCTGTCCGCGCAGGCCAGCTACCCGCTGCACTGGATGAAAACCAAGGGACCCCTCGACGACGCCAAGCTCCACGACCTCGGCATCGCCGGCAAGGACATGCAGTCCTCGCCGCTCCACATCGTCGCCGACACCGGCGTCACCCTCGCCAGGATCCGCGCCCACTGCCGCCGCGTACAGCGCAAGCAGGGCCTCGGCCTCGTCGTCGTCGACTACCTGCAGCTCATGGGCGGCGAGTCGATGAGCCGCAACGACAACCGGCAGCAGGAAGTCAGCCGCATCAGCCGCGGCCTGAAGAAGCTCGCCATGGACCTTGAGGTCCCCGTCGTCGCCCTGTCGCAGCTGAACCGCGGACCCGAGCAGCGGCAGGACAAGAAGCCGCAGACCGCGGACCTCCGCGAGTCCGGATCGCTTGAGCAGGACGCCGACATCGTGATCCTCCTCCACCGCGAGGACGCCTACGAGAAGGAATCCCCTCGAGCGGGCGAAGCCGACTTCATCGTCGCCAAGCACCGCAACGGCCCCACCGGGATCGTCACCGTCGCCTTCCAAGGGCATTACAGCCGGTTCCTCGACATGGGCCAGACCTGACCAACTCACCGAAAGGACAAGCCCCATGAGCCGTCAGCCGTACCTCGACAACTGCAACCGCTGCCTCACCGAAACTAGCGAACCGATACCGCCGGCCAGCGTCGTCCCCGACGGCCCCGGCGGAGTCCGCGCCACCTACCGCTGCCCCGCCTGCGGCGACACGTGGGTCTGTGGCTGGGCCGACCAGGGCGAGGCCGCCTGATGTCGCGCCCCGTCTCCCGCAGGGCCCGGTGTGCCGGGAGGTGGCGGGCGCGCTCGGCCTCCGTGGGCCCGTGCGGGTCGCGGGGTTGTCAACAGACGGCCTAACTCCCCGCGCAGGTCCCTTTTCTAGTCCCCGCATCTCCGAGCGCTCCTAGCCCCCGTTTCAACGATTCCGCCCGAAGGAGATCCACATGACTCAGAAACTGCCCTACAACGCCATCGTCCACGGCGATTGTGGCCAGTGGTGGACCGGCGTCAGCCGCGCCCACTGCCCGGCCTGCCACGTCACGTTCAGCAGTGACGCCGCCGCCAACAAGCACCGCACCGGCAAGCACGGCGTCGACCGCCGCTGCCTACCCCCGGCCGAGGCCGGTCTCGTCCCGCATGAGACGGAGTGGGGGACGTACTGGTCCGGGCCCGGCCTTGACGGCGACGCCTGGTTCAAGAACGTCGACGCCGCATGACCGCGCACAATCTCGGCGTCGAGATCGCCTGCAACGGCCCCGACGGGTCCCGCGACTGCCCGGAGTCCGCCGCAGTCCGGGCCCGCTTCACGTCGCTGACCGCGGCCGAGGTGCGCGCCGATGGCCGGTCCGACGGCTGGGTGTCGCGTCGCCGCGACGGCCGGCTCGTCGACCTCTGCCCCACCTGCAAGCCCAACCCGATCCGAAAGGAACCCCGATGACCACCCGTACCCGAACCCACACCCCGGACCGCAAGAACGCGGACGGCTCGACGACGATCCACCTCAAGCGCTGCTGCAACGGCTGTGACGTCCAGCTCGGCGACGTCGAGGACTGGGACATCGACGACCGCGGCGAACTCACCGATGTCCGCGGCGAGTGCCCGAACTGCAAGCCGCTCGTCGACCTGGAGGCCGCCGGCTGCCGGACCTGGCATCTCCTGCCCCGGGACACGTCGAGGATCGCTGACGAGATCGGCCGGTACCGGGTGTTCTTCAAGGGCTACTGGCAGGAGGTCGACGGCAAGTTGCAGACGGTCGGCCTGCGGATCGGCGCCGACAACCACCGGGTCGTCGCGTTCTACGGCGACTGGATCATCCGGCACCCCGACGGCGAGTGGGCTGTGCACGCCGCGCCGAAGGAGGCGCAGCGATGACGTATCCGCCTGCCGATGACCGGCTCCGGCATCTGCTCGCCCAAGAGATCAACTGCCATGTCGACACATGGAAGCTCGCGTTCTTCATCGCCGGCGCCATCGTCGACGACCTCGAGATCCGCGCCGAACTGGACCGGATCGCCGCAGCCCACGCCGCCAACCAGCCGTGTGGCGACCGCAACTGCGAACCGTGCTTCAACGCCGCCACCCACCCCGCCCCGTGATCCCCAACCCGATCCGAAGGAGCAGCACCGTGACTGACCCCCGCATCATTCAGCTCGCTGAGGCCCGTTACCGCAACGGCTATGGCGTCACCAGCGAGGACGCCTGGGACGGCCTCGACCCCGCCTTGAAGCAGTACCTCACCGAGGAGGCCGCCCACTGGCTGCGCGCCGCAGTCGAGGCCGGTATCGCCCCGTCCGCCGAGCGGCCCACCCCGGACCACGACGCGATCTGGCTCGACGAGGAGGGCTTCATCTACGGCGAGTACCAGACCAGCCCGCCGAATCCGCTGGCTGATGCCGCAATCCTGCGTCTCGTCTGGGCGGCCGACGTGTGCTCGTCGAAGCGCGAACTCGAAGACCGGGGAGCCACGTTCAGGCTCATCGGCTGGTCCGAATGACCACCCCGAATCCCACGAAGGAGCACCCGATGAACGCAACCCCGAACCTGCTCACCGACCCGGAGATGGAGGCCACGCACTTCGGCATCCCGGTTTCGTACTACGGCGAGGACGGTGAATTGGTCGCCCTCGGCCATCACTCGAAGCGCCGTGCCCTGGCCGCATTCAACCGGCACGCCCGGGTCGGTATGGGCTTCGACAACGTGGCCGACGACCGCAGCGCGAGCGCCGCCGAGTGGGCGGACGCGATCAGCCTCGAGCGTTGGGCGACGTTCCGCGCTCCGGACCCGGCCAGCCCGATGGATCACCCCGACGACGTCTGGTACGTCGCCGTCGTTCCCGCCGGAACTCCGGGCGCCCTGCCGGTGACTTACCTCGACCGTGGCTGAACGCACGCAGCGCCCGGCTCCTATCCGGGCGCTGCGGCTGGCCAATCGAACCACGACGCCTTGGAGGCGACCAATGACTGAGCAGACCGAGCCCATCCGCAAGAGCATCCTGCCCTGCGTACCGCCCCCGGAGTGGGAGTTCAGCACTGTCGTAGCAACCGAGACGGGCTGTGTGCTCCTCCCCAGCGACGAG